GCATTAGCACCTTGATTCATATTAATTGTTACTTCATCATAGTGTATATAATCACTATCAGGTTCTATACTTTGGAACATATTGACTAAAGCATTGAGTTGAGCATTTAACCATTCATCCGATTTTTTCGGGTCATTCTTAATGTGTGGTGGACATCTAGTTAATATTCTTTCTGTATTAATTGATATATCATTTCTAGGATAACCTTGATGATGTAGCACAGCTTGTAAATCCTGTAATATCTGCATCTGAAAATCTATTGCTTGTAGAACAGGGGAAAGAGTCAATGTTCCTCTTGGGTCACCTATACTTGGGTCAGAAGGTACCCAAAAGAAGTTTGCATTGCTAGGGTCAAGGTAAACTTTTTGATGTGTTTCTGTATTCCATTGATAGGGAACCCATTTTTTTCTGCCTTTTATTTCTTTTAATTCCCATTCTATAGTTTGTGGTTTGACAGGGTAGACGTCGTATATATCTTTTCTATCAGAAGTAACCTCAACCTCAACCCCCATAGCACCTAAAACAAAAGCACTATAATGCAATTGGTCTATTAATCCATCAAGACCTGCGTTGCTTATTTCATTAATTCTAGCAGCAAAATCTCTCCATTTTTCTTCCAAATCAGTACGTCTTGTCTTGCCATCTAAGGCATAGAAAATCATTTCATTACCTTGATTAGCAAGTCTAACAAAATTCCATATTGCCATTGATACATCTGAATTTACACGTTTAAGATATTCAATGGCAGCAGTTTCTTCCGGAATACGCCTTAAAGTTTTTAGTACATCACTGGTTCTGGACCTAAGAGGGGAGAGAGTAGAGGTATAACCACCAGCTATTTGGGTTTGCCTTCCTATTGGTATATTTCTGTTTTCTGGCTTATCTCTTGCTTTTGCAAATATATTGTTGAAAAATCCCATAAGTATCACCTTCATTCTTCAAGTTTCTTTATTTCGTCTATTAATTGTGCTTTAGCCAAATTGATAGTATGTGGACTATTTTCTATTACACTGATTAAAAAAGAAATATCGCTATCTTTTATGTCTATCTCGCCGTGATTTGTTAAATTTACAGCCCAAGTAATCATTTTGGCTGGTTTTCCAACATTAGACATTGCTAATATATTAGCTAATATATCGCTTAATTTTTCTTTTAATGGTTGACCTTTTAAGTTTAGTAAGTTTTTATCTAGGTTTAATTTCATCAAAATTAAGGCGTGGAGACCCCAACTTCTTTAAGTTGGGGAGGAAACGCCTTCCCTCCTTTCCCATAATAATGTTTTTCTTTTACCTCCATTTTAAATTACAGCAGTAACTTCTCTATGGATACCATTTAGGATAATCTTTGGATATTTTGTGCTTGTTGGTGCATAGCCTTTTTCTTCTCCATATCCTCCATAATTAAGAAAAGTATTTGTATTTATAAACAATTGTTCTATAGGTGTGGCTTTTTCATTTCTGTAGTCTACTCTAAAGAATGTTTTTCTTAATATTATTGGAACGTGAGTGTGTGAATGTATAAAAATATCTGCGTCAATAACTTCTGCCATCTCAAATAGTCTTATAGCTTTTGCACCGACTTTACGTCCACCACCTGCGCCATGCTTTCCGTATATTGCATAAGGCATCTTACGACAATCTCTGCCTTGACTTCTTCCAAACTTCACGAATAAAAGATAAGCTCCTTCAGAATATGTATCAAATATATTCAATCGTTGTGCTACTTGATACATGATTAATACTCCATCTTGCCTATACGTACGTGCCTCATGATTTCCTTCGGTTATAACTAGAATTCGATGTTTTATTGGTTCCAACAAGCTAACCGTTTCGTCTATCTGCTCATTCGGATTTAATTCTTCAGAATATATGTCAGATACACCTTGACGCACCGCGTTATTAATTATGTCGCCATTCACTATAACGTAACGATTTTCTTCTGCTAATACTTCATTTATAAAATTATCAAGTCGCTTTCTATCATGTAGTGGGTCGCCAATGTGTACGTCAGCTAAGGGATATATCTCCAAGGTATTAAACTGTGGTAAATCTCTAGTTATTATCTTCATGTTATCACCCCAATAGCTTCATGTACTCCGGCTTATCGTACATGATTTTTACTGGTTTCCCTATGAATTCAGCATAGCTTTTTTCTTCTTGGCAACCTTCACTATCTCCAAAAATCCAAACTTCATCTGCTATTTGTATCAATTCAAAACAAATTCTCATTATTTCATTTCTTCTAGTATCATTCTCCATAAAAGAGAATAGGTGAAGAGGGCTTAATGGCAAATGCCCTTGTTTCAATAAATATTTGCAAATCTCGTCAGCCTTCTTTTTGTTGCCTTTAGGGTCGTTTGCATAAGGGTGTGATACAAATATAATCATATAAACACTCCTTTGGAAATATGTACACACCGCACTAGGGGAGAGGACGGCAGGAGGCAGGCCAAACCCTTTTTCTAAGCTCCCGTTATTTACGGTGTGTTTTATGGTATATAAAAGCAACCTCACTAAAGATTGCTTAATATATCAACTATATTGCTTTGCTTACTCCACTGACAACACCAACCCAAGGTAGTGTTATTTGTGGAGCTTGGAAATCAGCAAATGCAAAATATAAAGCTGAAATTATATCATCATGGCCGCCATCTGTAGCATTACGATACTGAGTAGAACGTCCTTCTCTGTTGATTGATATATAATCTTTTAGTTGATTTTCTACTTCTCGACTGTATGGTATTTGACACCATCGTTGTTCAATTATAATAGCTAAATTCTCAACTAGTTTTGCTTTATTACCACCTTGCTCGTTGATTGGATTATTAGGAATACCTCTTTTAGTCAACTGTGAGCCTATTGTTTCACCTAATCCTGTCTGACCGAAATTTACAGTAGCACCATTATAAAGTCGTGAATACATTGCTAATCTATCCCATTGAGCTTCCCAATCAAGCCTTGCCATCATGTCTATTTTAACTACTTTGCCTTTGCTATCTCTTATAACACAGGGCTTACCGTCGCCCTTACTAGCAGGGTCATACCCAATAGTATAAACCTCAAATGGTTCTGGCTTTTCCCATTCTTCCCAAAACTTCGCTATTTCTTTTTCATCTCTAGTTGGTGGAGTAACAAGAACTTTCTCATAATTTGGGAATACAGCGTTAAATGCAGCGATTTCTTCAGCAAGATAATCTTGACGATAACGTTCTTCTGGCATAGACATTCTTATAGAATCTTCAAATGTAATATCATTTCCAAGCCAATCTTTACCTATTATCTTGTAACGTTTGGCAGCCATATAAGGATTATCCCAGGTAGTAAATCTAAATGTTTCATATTCAGGAGAATAGGTTGAACTATCTTTTTCGCCCATTTTTAGAAGTTTGCTAAAATAGGTTATACCTTTTGGAGAACCGTTCATTATTGCAATACCACCTTTGCCGCCAGGACCACGACCAGGCGAATCTAATCTTTGTCTTAGGTTAGCCCAAACTATATCCAATTCTTTAATTCTTGCTGCCTCTGTAACTGTCACTATATCAAGACCAACACCTACTAAACTTTCAGGGTCATCAGCAGAATGAACTTCTATAATTCCACCATTGATAGTTTCAATAGTATAATCCGCAATTGAAATATTAGTAACTAAATCTCTAGGTAATAATTTTCTAAGGTCGCGCCAGTTTTGCCTAGCATAACGTAATGAAGGAGCAACTATCCACCATAGTACAGGCGGATTGACGTCTATAGAACGTTCTTCATTAAGCATCTCTATAAACTTCATTACACCTTCTCCGATAGCGCACAAGTCTTTTCCAAAGCGGTTTCCCGCACAAATAAGCTTAAATCTAGCTTTACTTTCATGAATTTTTTGTTGAGCAGGGTGTGGAGTATAGGGAATTTCTAAATTTATGAATCCACGAGCATTAGCCATTCTGCATTGAGGGCATGTTTTGAAGGTAGTATATGCACCAGTACCGCCTTTTCCTTTACTAGGTCGCCATACTTGCTCAAATGGCTTTCCACATTCCTCACAAATCACTACTCTATCAGATGTAGAGTGTTTTATATATCTTTCATTTTGCCTTGCTATTCTTCCAATTGAGCCATCTTTTCTAGGCATATAGCATCACCTTCTTTCAGGCATGAAAAAAGCACTCCTAAAGAGTGCTAAATATGGTGGGAATGGAGGGAATCGAACCCACTCGAGCAATTAAGCAACGGTTTTACAGACCGTCCCGCATTCCTTAACGGATTACATTCCCACACTTAGATAATTCGTTATGCAACCATTTCCAATCCATGCCAACAAACATTTTTTCAATAAACTTAGGATTACTGGTTCTGCTGATTTTGTCTTTTAATC